GGTTCCTACCGCCGTCGCAAAAAGAACGACATGGCTCGGGATGCCGGTCGTCCTGACGGCCAGCGTAGCCATCTGCGACACCGTCACTTTCTTGCCGCTCACGTCGCCGTCGGCAATGGTGAATTCTGCCGTGCTCATCGTCGCCCCGGCGAGACAGGTAGCAGCCGTGCAGGCCGCAAGGTTCGCGGGCGTGCTTGTCATGAGAACCATGCGCTTTACGTTCGTCTTGATGTACGAACACGCCTGATTCAAAATCACGGTGGAGCAGAACTTAGCCATAGTCGTTACCTCCGGTGTATTTGCCCTCCGGTGCTAATGTCTGAATTCGGACAACCCCGAATACCTAAACCTGTCTTCTTTCGGCTTCCGTCCCGGCTTTCCCTTCTCCCTGCGGACCTCCGGGGCCACCATCGCCTGCGTCTCCACTCGCGCCTCGGCGTAGGGGACGGCGTGCTTGAACGCCAACAGTCGCCCCCCTTCGGCGGGGCCTACCTCGATCACGTCCCCCGGCTGATGCCTCTTCCCCGTCTCCTGGTTCGCGCAAGGCGTGACACATCGAAGTTTCATCCTCAGCCCCCCGTGACGTTCTTCCAGATTTTGTCAATCTCGTTTACCGCGCTCATGGCCCCGATGTACTGCTGCACCTGCTTTTCGTGGTGCGCCATCTGCGCCTGCGCCTGATTCGCCCGCTTCTGCATGGATTTCTTCATGCTCTCGATCTTCGCCCTGAACGGCAGTTCCTTTGCCTCTTCATACCCGTACATGAAGCGCGTCTTGAGAAGATCGCAGGTATCGGGGAGCCAAATCTTGATACCCATGCCGACGGCCAATCCGAGGAAGTATTCGCAGCTCGGGCGCTGCCAGAAGTACTCGCTGTTATGTGACGAGAACCCATCAGCGATGAATGTCTTTGCATCCGTTTCAATGCCGATGACGGGGTGCATCCCGATATGCCGCGTCTCGACTACCGGGACGTACTTCATGGCCTGGAATTCGCCCATCGCTTCTGCTTTGAATTTCGGCAGGAGCCGGTGCGGACGGATTTGACCCAGGAACCGCATGATTTCAGGCTTGCCGCCCTGAATGTTCACCTGATGGGTGTCGCTCTTATTGACTGACGTGACCGTGTGCCTGAACCCGTAATCATCGAGGATTCGCCGCACCGTATCCTTCATTGGATTCTGACGTTGCGCGAAGGCGAGTTGATTTGTATAGACACCGTTCATTCCCTTGCGCGGTGTCTGACAAAGGCACCCCTCGCCGTCAAAGGCCGCTGCGAGGTATCCGGCTTCCCATGACGTATCCTCGCGCCACGGATTGACCATTTTCAAAATCCGGGTAGGTCGCCCCGTCCTGTGGTGCTTTGATACGAGTTGATCCGTTGTTTTCCAGCGGTTCACGTTCTCGCCGTGCGTAAGCCATCCGTGCTTTTCGGACGCGATAAACGAAGTACCATCATCAAGCCCAACCTCGTAACATGGCTTCATCACCTCGCGGGCCTTTGTCACGCGGGTCTTGCGCCATCTGCGCGTCTTCCCATCTCCGTCAGACGGGAATTCATCGAACCCCATCAACTCATCCCCGACCTTGACATCGCCACAGGGAACCCACCGCAGGTCTGCTGTCAGCACTTTAGAATCGGGGGAGAGGCAGTCCACCGCCATATCTACGCCGTAAATCCGAATCTCCTTGAAATCCTCAAGAATCGCGTAGGCAATCTGCCACGAAATCGTATTCGTGAAGTACGTCCCGAACCGATCAATAATCTGCTTGAACGGGAACGCCACGGCGTTAGGCATGAAGGGATTGGGTTGCTGGCAGTAGACGGGGAACGGGAGTTTGCCCAACTGCGTCAGGTAGTCAGGTACGGCCTGTCCCCGGAATTCCTCTTTCCCCCTCCGAAGCCACTTGCCGCCCTCGCAAGTGATTTGATGGATCTCGAACCATCGGGTCCACGGGCCGGGCATGGTGAGGAAAAGATTGTTGACGCCCCAAAACTCAAATTCGTCTTTCAGGTGAAACGGTGTTTCGGACTTGGAATCCGAACATCCGACAATGCAGACCTTCTCTTTCTTTTTTACCTCTTGAATCTCACTCATTAATGCCCTCCAGCATAAAGGTTGAGGGGCGGACCCCGCGAGGAGCCCGCCCCGGTTAATTAGCTAGACAGTTTGCCCTTGAACGCGGGCGGCATGTAGCGCCCGCCGGTACGAATCACCGTGATTGCGGCGCGGCAGGACGTAGCCGCCGTGCTCACCTTCACGCCGAGGTAACGCTTCGACGCCGTCGAGGTAAGCTGATCGGCCTTGATGTCAAAGGCACCGACCGCATTATTGACCACCGCCGACATGACGGCAGAGGCGTTGAGGCCGATGTCACCCACGGCATCGTCCATAAGCTGAATGCGGATGGAGTCGGTCGTGGGAGTGGTCAGGGTCAGAACGCCCGTGGAAAATCCAAGGGTGCTTTCCAGCCCCGTCTTAAGGGAGTCGATGGACCCGGCAATACCCGTGTTGACGGTAGAGCCGACCGTGGTGCCGAAGTTGATGTTGGTCGCGTACTGCAACGTGGAGCCGGAAGCCCACGCCGCCGTCGAAGTCGTGTAGGTGAACTTCTTGCTCACCGTGCCGACGGAGAGGGTGAAGAAATTGCCGTCCGTCGAGGCCGAAGAGAACGTCAGGGTAAGGTCGCGCACGCCGGAGCCCGCCGCGATGTTCGTCGCAGCGGTACCGCCGACCACGATCCCCGTCTTGCTGCCAGCAGCCGTGGTGCCAGCCGCCGTGGCATTCGAGGACTCCGTCAGGTCGATAGTCACGCCGCCCGCCGCGTTGCCCTCGACGTTGACGACAATGTAGGCGTCCGTGTACTTCGACATATCGTAATTCTGCGACACGGCAGCCGCAGCCGAGGTGAGGCTAAGAACCTCGGAGTCGATTTTCAGTTTTTCAGAGAGTTTTCCGTAGTTCATGGTTTCGTCACCTCCTAATTCAGCACGATGAAGGGCGACACGGTGTTAGCCGCGCTGCCTTCAAGCGGGATAGGCGCGTCGAGCCAGGGCTGGCCGTCCACGTTCCAGAAGATTTTGAGGACGCTCCGGTTGGTCGTGAAGTAGACATGCTCGGACATGGCGACGAAGGGACCGGACCCGTCTTTGATGAGGTAATAGCCGAGATCTGCCAGGATGAGGTCGCCAGCCGTCCCGAGGGCAACCGACCGCTCATGGAACAGAACGGGGATGCCAAGCAGGGTCGGGGGCATACCGGGAACCGCAGACTGCATCCATACGGCGTTGCTGCCCGTCGCATTGTCAACCATCGTCGCGAGCTGCGGGATGGTCGTCTGAGAAGCAATCCAGACGGGATTGCCGCCCATTTTCAGGCGGGCGAACATGCCGACAACGTCGGCGTATGCAATCTGGTTTGCCGTGGTGCGGGCGTAGTTGATGCGGGCGGGCGAGGCGGTAATGCCGAGGGGCCTGCCGACGCCGTTGCCGCTGTAGAACGCGTTTTCCTCAGCCGCCGTAATGGCAAGGCGAAGCTGCCGTTCGCACACAGAAGCAGAGGCCGTCCAGTTGCGAAGCAGCTTGTCGGTCAGGACGAGGTGAGCCGCGACTTCCTTGGGCTCCAACTTGATCTGCCGGATGTCAACGTCCGTCTCGGGCTTGGTTCCCCCTTCCGCGATCCACTGCACGGTCACGCCGCCGTACATGTTTTTCGCTGCACCCTGGTTGAGTGCCGCCATCGAGATGGCCGCATCCGGGGGGGAGCCAGCCGGGATGACCTGTGCGCGGGGCCGGAAAATCGCCGCCTGCGGGTCAATCGCCAGCAGGCCCGGTCTGAACTGCTCGGGCACCATGAAACCGCCCTTCGTTCCAGTCCCCATCGACTGTTCGCGCTCTTCGTAAAGATCGTAAAGCCGGGGGTCGTCCCTGCGGGACACGACGGAAAGAAGGAAGTCCCGAAGGTCAACGAATTCCTTCGGGTCGGTCTTCTGCGCTTTGGTGGACAGGCGCACGGACTTGGCGGGCTTGCTCATGGCCGCTTCCTGCTCGGCAAGCCGTTCCTCGCGCTCGATGTCCTTGTCAATTTTCGCCAGCGAGGCATCGAGGGACTTGTACTCGGTATCCTCGGCCTCCGTCAGATCGCGGGTTTCCGATTCTGCCAGGTCGAGGAGCGCCCGCATCCTCTCGACAGCCTGTGCTTTCTTTTCTTTGAGTTTCTCAATTCGATTCATCGGGATGAACCTCCTACGGTTAGAGCCAGCCTGCGTCGGAGCAAGGCCGTCTTAAAAGGTTTGTATTTCAACGATTCTGCCTTTGACTGTGACCAGCAGTCGTGGCTCCGAACCGCAACGTCGGTTTCCTGATAGGCCGGGAACGTGACCGGCGAAACATCCCAAAGCTTCACCTTCTCAAGCGTGCGAAGGTCTTTGGCCGCGTTCTCTTCGGTTTCCCAACTGTCCTTGATTGTCTGGAAACCGAAGGACATCTGCGAAATGTCGCCCCGCTCGATGGAGGTGACGAGGTCGCGGGCCACCTGCGTATCGGGCGGGTCGATTTCGACGTAGAGCCCTTGCTCGTCCTCGCGCATGGTCAGCGTGCCCGCCTTGTTTCGCCCGAGAATGAAATTCTCGTCGTGATTGAACAGGGCGCGGACATCGTCCTTGCCGATGGACTCTGAGAAGGCCCCCGGCGCGATCCGCTCACGGAACCAGCCGAGATCCGTCTCGGAATTGAATACGGCGGCATGGCCCCGGATCAGCTTCTTTCCGTCTTCGCGTTGCTCGACGCGAAACTCACTCTGTAGCGTCCTGCGTTCCTGCTTCATCGAGGGGTAAATCCTCCTGCGTTCCTTGCGTGCTGCTCGTGTTTGGATTCTCGTAGGTATCCCCGCCTTCCCTCGGGTTCATGTTTTCGAGGGCGCGGACCTCATTCGGGCTCATCCACCGGTTCGTGATTGCCGACGCATACGCCTGATAGCGGGTTGCCGTGTCGCCCCGGAGAAGGGCGTCGAGCTTGAACTCCGCGAAGTAGCGGCCCTGCTCTTTCTTGGTCAGCAGCGTTTTGTTGATGGATTGCTCGATACGGACGAGCCACGGCCTGATGCAGTGGATGACGAAAGACATCATCATCTGCTCGGCGCTGGCATAGGTTGTCGTCGTGTCGGGATGCCCGATGAGGATGCACGGGACGCGGAAGAGGCGGGCGATTTCCTGCACCTGAAAGCTGCGGGTTTCAAGGTATTGGGAATCTGTCGCGGACATGCCGACGTTCACCCAATCCATCCCGTTTTCAAGAACGATGATCTTGAATTTGTTATCGCCGGAAAGGGCATCCTGTACGGACGTTTTCAGGCGGGTATGGGCGTCTTCCTTGAGGGTGCCGGGATGCTTGACGATGCCCGATGTTTTTGCCCCGTTTTTGTAATATGAAATGCCGTGATCCTCGGCGCTCATGGCGAGGCCGATGGAATTCGCGGCGAGGGTGATCGGGGAGAGCCCGAGAAGGCCGTCAGAGGACAGCCCCTTGAGGTGCCAGCACTCGGACTGAGAAAGGGTGATCTGCTTGTGGCTGTCCGGGTCGCGGTACTTGTACTGCACCTCGTAGTCGGTAAAATCCTTGAACTCGGGCTCCACCTTGTCGGGATGAAGGGGGATTATTTGCAGGACACGGCCCGCGTTGTCCCGCTGAATGAACGAATAGGCGTTGCCGCGCAGGGCGGTATGCCCCACCTGCATCTCGCGGAACTCATGGGCGGTCTGGAAATTGTTTGGGGAATCGTGCAGGAAGGGATAAAGCCAATGCCCGTCGGCAACGTCCTTGCCGCCGTCCTTGCGCCGTTTGTAGACCATCAGGGGGAGCGATGCGATAGTTTCCGAAATGACGCGGACGCAGGCAAAAACCGCCGACTGACCTAAAGCCGAGTCGGCATCTACGTTGTAACCCGTCTTGTTTTGACGGCCCAGGAGCCGGATAATCCAGTGGTTAGGATCGTCCACGCCCCTGCGTTCGATAAACTTTGCAGCAAAGTCTAGCAGTTTGCCCAAATATGCAACCCCTGGCCAAGGTCGTTTTGGCTAGGCGGTTCGATCAATTCTACATCGAGGGGAAGGCCGTCTATCCGGCCCGCGAACCGCCGACTGACACCCATGCGGGTGAGTCCTTGGGCGATATTTGGACACAAAAAAGCCCCACCGTCAGGGACGATGGGGCACCATTTCCGCTATGTTGAATGTTTTTTTTAGTTTATCGGCTCTTTATGGTAGCCCTTCGCTTCCATGCAAGAGTGAAATACCCTTGCACCACGGATCACCATGTCATCGAGATTTCGCATTGAGCCTGTCGCCTTGTCAGATTCAAAGTTGCACTCCCGCACTGCCTGTTCATATTCGGCTTGCGTTGCGCCCGCCTTCGCCCACTTCCACGACGGGGCACAGGACACCGCCAGCAATACACAGCACGCCAACAGAATCAGCCTTTTCATTTTCTTGCCCTCCATCTCTGCTATTCGTTTGACGATTGCGATAGTATAATAATCTCCACCACTTCCTGCCTTGGTATTCTGAGCACTTTTTCGGAGATTTTCAAGCCCTTTATTTTCCCCTCATCGTGCCATTTGTAAACAGCACTCACGGTTATCCGAAAGAAATCAGCTACTTCCCTCGGCGTGTAAAGCGCCTTCTGCGGCAGGCCGTCCAGGTTCGTGCTCATGGCAACCTCGTGAAGACCACGTTTTCAATGTTTACGTTTTCCCCGCTGCGCCACGGAGCAAACCGGGAATGATTCTTCATGGTGTTGAAATCATTGCGGTCTGTGTACCCGTTGACGATAAACGTCTGTCTGATCCGCTGCGCCTCGTCGCCAGCCTTGCCCATTTCAATCAAGCATGACTTAAAAACGCGGTCTGCA